CCGATGAGGATATGATTTGCTCATAGACAGGAACGCCAGCCTGATAACGGCAGCGGAATTGCCCTGACAACGGTTTCTGATTTACAATGCTCATGCGATGAGTCTCCACACACGTTGATTTACTCGCACCGAACGCCCTAGGCTGCAACCCGGGGCGTTCACCTTTTCTGACCCCTGCTAAATCTGTTTTCATTTCAAATGTCCTGCGCTTCATACTGCATACCGGCAACATCAGCCTTTCTCCCACTTGATACGAACATGTCCACAGCGTGATCCGCCGTACCTGCGCTAAACAGTGCGATAAGGCCAAAGAAACCGTGTACCTGATGACTGATTTTCTTCCGGAACAGCGCTGAGAGGGTTTTTCTTTCGTGATGGTCGATGACGCCATCTGCCATGGCTGCAAGCTGTGCTGTTGCTAACTCACCCTCAGCGGCTTTCGCTTTCAGTTGGGTGTCGAACAAATCAACCTTGTCCATTTCTCCAGCTGCCTTGATGTCCACCAGCAGCATTCCATGACGAACAGCCATGAACTCTGCTAGGCAATGGGTGCCGGACATAACCTCCATTTGCATCAGCTCATCCAGAGTGAAAAAGCGACTGCCACACTTCTTGTAGAGATGGTTGTGGAACTGATCGATACTCATGCCTAAATCAGAAGCCATGCCTAAGCGACCGTGCTTATGTGCCTTACACATCTGCCGTACTGCCTGGTTAATCGTGTCTACCATTTTGCTTTTCCTTGGGTAGTTATTATCAAGCTGTTGCGGGATTAGAATCAGTCTCTGGATAAATATCTGGCCTTAATTCAGCGCGAGTAACTTCGCCCTGAGTTTCGGTTTCCAGCTTCTGCGCCAGGATGAATCCAGCTTTTTTATGACCAGTAAATACAAGTCTTAAGTAGCCAGGGCTATAACCTACTTTGCTGGCTAAATCAGACCGCTCTTCTCTTGAAAGTGAGTTCCAGTACTGTTTCATATGTACCTCCTGAGTACATAATACATGAAATAAATGAACCTACAAGGTACTTGTACCACTTTGGTACATGCCATCTAATGAGTGCATGAAAACTATCAGTGAAATACGGCGCGAAAACGCCAGGAAACTGCGGGACGGAGTGGGTGGAAACTCATACTTCGCCAACTTAATTGATAGAGAGCCAACTCAAACGAGTCGCTTTCTAGGGGAGAACGCAACTAAAAATATTGGTGACGACATGGCTCGTCACATTGAAAAATGTTTTGCTCTTCCCCAAGGATGGCTAGACCAAAAGCACCAAACAACCAATGTTGCACCTAACAAAAATGTTATGGATACTGAACTAAAGATTCAGATGGTCCCAGTTATCTCCTGGGTGCAAGCCGGAGCATGGACAGAGATCGGCTATTCAGAGGTTGATATGAGTGTTGCAGAAACTTACCCTTGCCCAGTACCTTGCGGGCCTATGACCTATATTCTAAGGGTTTTGGGTGAGTCAATGAGTGATGAGTATAAGCAAGGTGATATGATTTTCGTTGACCCAGAAGTTGTTCCTGTTCACGGAGATGATGTAATCGCCCTTATGCTTGAAACTGGAGAGACTACTTTCAAGCGCTTCATTGAGGATGGCACTAGCAAGTACCTAAAAGCCTTAAATCGTGATTGGCCTGAACCTTATGTAAAGATTGACGGAAATTGCTCGCTTATTGGAACTGTAATTTTTTCCGGTAAGCCAAGGCGTTACAATCGATAAAGGTGATCGAAATAAATTAACCTGCACAAGCAGGTTTTTTTATACTTGACAATGTACCCTGAAGGTACATAATAACTTTCAAGAGCTGCACCTGAGGTACATAGATTGCTGCTCGCCAGAGTTAGGAAAGAGAGAGTTGTACTTGGCGGTTACTCCGGGGCTTTCATCCCATAAGGAGAGCGAAGGTAATGTTCACCCGGTTTAACCGCACTTTTTTGCACAACGATGAGAGCATTTGGCGGGCGCATAAGGCCGCGTCAAAGAGGCGCTGAGTGTTCTCTTCGTTGTGACATGTCACAACAACCTTCAAGTGTGGAGGCACGGCTCTGGGTTGTTGCAGTAACCCAGCAGCCAATTAACTAAATCCCAAAAGTTTTATTGCCATCTACGGCAAGGGATTAGTGCAACCAAAAATCGTGTGTGGAGTATTCATGGAAAAGTCAGACGACCCTATCACCGTTGGACGTATCACCCTGCCCTATAGCCATCTGCTCAATGGCTGGCTGATGCCTGACGGTACCGTCATCAAAAATCCTATTAGGGCGCAGAACGAAGCTGAGCGCCTTAACATCAACATCGTTTTTCACTGAGGGCCACCAGCATGTTATCGAAAAAATCAAACAAAGAGCTGGTTGAGGCCGGTCATCAGTTAGCTAAAGCGCTTGATGCTGATATGCCACTTACTGAAATCGCAAAGCTTGTCTCTGCCCTTTCTACTCGTCTGGATTGCGCCATAGTCCGTGGTGATGAGTTGCAGCAGAAACTGGATGTGGCACGCGATAAATATCGCGCAGAAGGTATCGCAGCATCTATCAATCATCTGATGAATAAATTTGAAGGTACCGGAATGATAGGCGTTCCCGTGATGTCACTGCAGTGGCTATTGAAAGAAATCACTTCCGGCACCCATGACACTGCGGATAAGGCGGGTTGATATGATCCACTATCACGGTGGACCAATCACACCAGACGTGGCTGCGTTAAAGGCGTGGCGAGGACGGCATGCTTTTATCTCTTTCGCGCACAGTGGACAGATTAATCTTGCGTCTGAGGTATGCCAGTCTTTTGCAATAGATAATGGCGCGTTCACTGCATGGAAAGCAGCTGGTAAAAACAAGATCGACTGGAAGGACTATTACGATTTCGTAGCCGCCTGGAAAAATCATCCTGGCTTCGATTTTGCGATCATCCCCGACGTCATAGATGGCGGCGAGGCGGAGAATGAAGCGTTACTGGATGAGTGGCCGCATGGTGATTTCTACGGCGTTCCGGTCTGGCACATGAATGAGAGCGATGATCGCTTTATCCGTCTGTGCAACGAATATCCGCGCGTTGCGATTGGTAGTTGTGGTGAATATGACGTTAAGCGCCCTAATCTGGCCGTTTCACGCATGAAGGAATTAATCAGGCATGTTACGGACGTAAAGGGACAGCCAGTGGCAAAGCTTCATGGCCTGCGCATGCTGAATCCGCTCATCTTTACCAAACTGCCCTTGGCGAGCGCTGACAGTACCAACGTAGCGCGAAATATCGGCATTGATAAAGCCTGGTCTGGCGCTTATTCACCGGCTTCAAAAGAGACACGCGCATCCGTTTTGGTCGAGCGCATTGAGTCACATAACTCGCCGGGATCACTTGTTTACTGTGAAAAACGTGATCGCATGTCTTTTCAGTTGCATTTAGAGGTTTGATTGATGGCCAAGTCATCCGCCGAACGCAAAGCAGAGCAGCGAGCCAGACAGGCCGCTGCAGGTGTCAGAAAGCTGGAGATTGTTCTCGATGAGCAGGAACTGGCGATGCTTGAGCAGAACTGCGCCGCTCGCCGTCCAGGGCGTGAGCCCTACGAAATGGCAGAGTATATCGCTCTGCTTATCCGCCAGGACGATGCGCGGGTCCGTAGCCGGTTCAAATCGATGATGAAGCGCCAGTGCGGTAAGTGTGGTGATTGCCTGCCTGTCCAGGATTGCCCACTTAAAGAAGAGTCAGCCTGTTGGGTTCGTTTGGGCTGGCATGAAACGAAGTTAGTGATATAAAGTTTACTCTTTTGCCTCCTGAGACAGAACATGATTAGAAATGAGAATTGCGCGTATTGTGGGGTTCTTTTGAATAAGAAAGTTAACGACGATTCTTGTGCTTCTGTAGAGCACATGATACCAAACGTCGCTTCAAGAATTGAAAGGAAAAATGATGAAGGGGATTTTCTTGTTTGTAGAAAATGCAATTTAAAAAAATCTCGCATGGACGAAATCATTGGACTCACCACAAGGCTATCATTAGATGATGAACATGATGGCTCTGTAGAAAAGTATCTAAAACGGGTGAAAAATAACGACAAGCTTTTCAAGAAAGCTATTGATAGCCTTGAAAATTTCAACGGAGCTATAGGCATTAGCATCCCGATAACTGTCAAACAAGCTTTAGAGTACTTTGAACATTTTGGAAAGGGTCAATTTCTGATTTGTAACGGTAAAATTTTCAATGAAAAAACACACATTATACTAATTGAAATCATGGGCTATTCAATAGTAAGGGAGATTGTAGAACGGTATCAAAGAAGAACCTCCAGCAACCCTTTTAATGATTTAATGCAAAACAAAAACGAAGGAATCTCAAATATACAAGGGGAAACTTTCATAATTTGCTCAGATGATGCCAGTGACAACGTGGTGATTATGAATAAAACATTACTAATTAAGATAAACATCAGGGAGAAAACAAGAAAAGCAATCACTGAAAGAAACAAATTAAGACGGGAGCTTCATGAATCGTGGAATAAACCTTAAGTTTAGAAATTAATCCTGTTGCAGCGGGTATGTGGAGACAAAAAAATGGCAAATATCGAAATGATCACAGAACAAGAAGCGATGAGGAAAATTGGCGTAAGCTCAAGAACAACAATGAGAACTTACGCCATCAAATGCAACTTCCCTAAGCCGGTAAGAAATCGCCCTAAAAAATACCTTCTGGATGAAGTAGAGGGCTGGATTCTAAACGGAGGTGTTAACCAGAGATGATCCTTATCTGCTCAAATATTTTTTTAGCGTAAAGTTCATAAGCAGCTCGCTGCTCTTCTATCCAGTCGTGCTTGTTGTACACAGCGAGCACGCCACCTAAATCATGACCGAGCATCTTCTCTATGACGTGAGGAGCAACTCCCTCTTCAGCCAGTCTTGTTGCCATCGTTCTTCTAAAATCATGTGCAGTAAAGTCCCCGAAACCTACCTGATTACGCAGCAGCCTAACATACCGGGTTGATGAACCAATACTTAAAGGAGTATTCCTTTCGTAGGCTCCTCGGAAAAGAAGAGTGTCTCCGTTCTCAAGGCATTCTTTAATAATTGGCTCGGCCTGTTTAAAAATCGGCCTTCTTATAATCTTATCAGTCTTGCTTCGGTCCGATGGCAAAACCCAAACTTTCTCATCAAAATCAAACTCATGCTTTTGGGATTCTCGTAATTCGCTGTTGCGTGCCCCGTAGAGGATAAGGGCTTTAATGAGCCTTTTTGATGAAGATGTTGCGGTACTTTTGTCATTTTCGAGCCATATCTTGGCTAATTGCTTATAAGTTAGAACTGTATCTCCAACTTTGGGATTTCTTCCAAACTCTTTAGGGTTCAACTTCAGAATGGAGGAATCTTCTATGTACTGTCTTCGCTCACACCAGGAGATAGCCCCTCTCAAATGAACGAGGAGCTTACGCGCTTTTAAGGGATTGGCTTTTTCTTGTTCGGTAAAAAAATCAACCCAAGTACTGACGGGGATTTGCTCAACAGGTATGCCCTCAAAAACACCTTCCATTTCGTTAAGGACTATCCTTTCATATGCCTCAGCAGTGCTCTTTCTCAGCGAGGATAAAACATAATTGTCGTACCAATATTTGATGCACTCATGAACCGTAGGCCTGGACATTATTATCTTGTCCTGGTATTTGGGATCGAAACCCTGAGAAACAACTTGTTTGTATTCCCCAACTTTTATTCTTGCATCCCTCAGGCTTAATCCAGGATACCTGCCAAGACCTAAGCGATGCTGCTTTCCTTTGAATCGATAACGAAATTGGAAATTGATAATACCTTTAGGAGTAACGCGTATTCCTAAGCCATCAGCATCTGTAATTTCTGAAGGACCATCATATGGCTTACCATGTATGCCTCTAAGCTTTGTGTCACTGATCGCCATTGTGTACTCACCCTCATTACCCAAAGACTCAAACTGTACTTATAAGGCATTGTACAAAGGTGAACATTGATGTCCAGAACTGATTACTGTAGATATCTACAGTACATTAAAATTAATAAACTTATTTATATACAATAAGATATGAACATAACTGAACTTAGATGACATCAATTGTTATTGACTGAACACTGGAATCACAACCGACAAAATTATGCACAGGACCTGCAGTTGTCCGTGCGCGGCTTTGGTTCCCGTTCGACTTACGGGGTCCGTGGCCTGCGCATTTATGTCGATG